ATGTCAACCCGCAGGTGACCAATGACCAATGAAATGACCATCTTTTACATTGCAGTGTTCATGTTTTTCTTCTGTCCGGTCGCCATTATGGTAACCGGACTGATTGCGTCCTATTGGTCCGACCATGACCAGTCACCTGACCAATCGGCGTCTCCGTGACATTTCGACGGTAAACGCATCAAACTCGTTCATGAGCTTGGCAATATAGGGGTCACGCAGGTCGCGCTCCCGCATGACCGCCAACGTGTCCGATATGTCCTTGACCGCATGGTTCAGAATACTGACCGACAGGGTCCGAGCCTGTTTTTCGTAATATGCCAAAGTGTATGGCGCTGGCGCGGTATCTATTTTCATCTGACCATTCCCCTTCACATAAAGAGCACAATAGCAGTTAACCCGCCAACGAATGACCAGCAGCCTACTGCTAGCACTAGCTCTACAATGGTTTCTGTTTTCATTTGACCGACTCCGGTTGTGGATATGTTGCTGCTATGAAGTCAAAAGCCTCTTTTGAGGTTTTGAAGTATGGCGATTTCCAAGCGAACATGAAGTCCTCAAATGTAGCTTTTGAGGTGGTCCGGACGTCTATCGCAAAACCATATTCCGATTCGTAAACGTAGAACATGACCGCTCCTATTGTTGAGATTAAGCTGACCATTCTGGCGCTTACATAGGGGCGACGCAACGCGCCCCCGGTAACCGTCACATGACCGAATGAAAGTGCATTCCCATTGCAAGACGGGCTGACCAATCGATCTTATTGCCTTGCTTAAGTGGTCCAGAATAGACGTGACCAAACAAGCGACCCCGTTCATAGTTCCAACGCTTGTTAGTCGCATTGCGTTCGCGGGGGTCCTCATAGGCGTCATAATCGAACGCCTTTCCTTTTTTGACCTCATTAAAGCCTCGGACAAAGGCGGATGACGCCATTACCTTAAGCAATGAACCATTGACCGTTGCGACCTGTTTCATAGGATTATTCCTTTTTCAGTGATTCGCGCCAATATTCCGTTGCGTTGCGATAGTCCAGATATAATTGGCGCAAGGCGGTTCCTTTTTCGCCCTTGGCCGCTTCTGTATATCTAACATCGCAGGCTTTGCGGCCATACAGTCGCACTAGCTCATTGAACCATGCGGATTCAGCTTCCAACGCCACCTTTAAGGGATATACAGACATGGTTAACCTTTCTTTTTTGAGATACAGAAAGACAAGACAAGCTTGCCTATCTTTATGAAGCGTATACCGCCGATTTTTCTGTATGTCATTTGTTTGTGCTCCGTTGTTCGTGAAATCAATATGCACCACATGCATGTGGGCGTCAATAGGAAAAATGCGGAAAAATGATATTTTGCGAATTAATTTATTTATTACAATAATTAGTTTCGTGTTACTGCATAACGTGCATATATAGAGCATTGGAAACGCAAGCGGAGTGACTAACATGCAAACCTTGAAAGCTGCTATTGATACCGCTGGTAAAGTTAGCCTCGGTAATGGGAAAATGCCCGGTTCTACGTTTGCGATTTCAGCGACGCAATGCAACGTTGGCGGGAAACTAGCTCAAATCAAAAACAGCACGTGTTCACGCTGCTATGCTTTAAAGCTCGAGAAATTGCGCCCTAGCGTTCATCAAGGTTGGATGGCCAACTATACCAAGGCGACTAAACAAATTGCCTCTAACCCTGATTTATGGGCGAAAGCGGCCGCCTTTCAGATAACAAGAGCTTGGCAAAAGAGCGGTCAGGCATACCATCGTTGGTTTGATAGCGGCGATTTACAGTCTGTAGAAATGCTAGATGCTATCGCCCGGGCGGCGCGTCTAACGCCAGAGATCAGGCATTGGTTGCCTACCCGTGAAGCGGCGATAGTTAAAGCTTGGCTTAAGTCTAATGAGCGGCCATCCAATCTTGTTATTCGGGTTTCGGCTACAATGATCGGCGACGCGCCTAGCAATGCCGAGTTGACTAGCACGGTGCACCGTAAGGGAATGGAGCACGTTGGCCATGCCTGCCCTGCCTCAACGCAGGGTAACCAGTGCGGAGATTGTCGGGCATGTTGGTCTGATAGCGTCAAGAATATTAGCTATCCGCTGCACTAGGCGCAAGCTTAATCTAGGCAATAGAAGGCGCATCCTATATGGGTGCGCTTTTTTTTGTGGTAATGAATCGTTTAGGAAATCGCGGATCGTTTCTGGCGGGGAATCAGGGGAATATTATGGCAAAGGATTTAGAGGCTAAAGCAAAAGCTCGAGAGGAACGCAATAAGGCACAAGCAATAGAAGAAACAGCTATCTGGCAGGACATAACCGTAAAGGCCGAAAAGGCGGTAACACTAGCAAAAGCCAAGATGGGAAGACCGTCATCCTATAGGCCTGAGATAGCAGACGAGATTGTGACGCGCATGGCGGAGGGGCAAAGCCTTAATAGCATTTGCAAGCTGGACCATATGCCAGCAATCCCGACGGTTTATGAGTGGACGGCAAAACACCAAGATTTTTCTGTAAAATACGCTCACGCGCGTGAAATGGCTGCCCATACGCTGTTTTCGGCCATGAAAGACATTGCGGATGATGACAGTAACGACATCTTGCCCGATGGGAGTGCCAATAACGCTGCGATACAGCGGGCTCGTTTGCGGGTGGATACCTACGCCCGTATAGCAGGCAAACTTGCTAGCAAGTCTTATGGCGAACGTAGCGAGGCATTGCCGCAGACCGTGAACGTCACTAACAATAGCTTGACAATTGATGGCCGCAGTCTCGGAATGGAACAAAGAGAGAACCTGCGAACGATGCTATTGCAGGCGCGTGAACAGATAGAGAACAAAACATAAACAGAGCAAGAATGTTTCACGTGAAACACTGCCGCGCCAGAACAGGCGTGGAACAAACCGTGAACAAACCCAGAATGTTTCACGTGAAACATAGGCCAAGCTTGTGTTGGCGGGACAAACCGTGAACAAATGTTTCACGTGAAACACTCCCGCCGGGCTCAAGGTACCCTGACGCGAGACCGGGGTACGAGGCCCTAATAGAAGGCCCCCGGGGTGTTAGGTACCAAATCGCCTCCCCGCAAATCGCCCATATATCTAGAATCCATAGGCATAGGGGGTACCCCCCCCTACCCCCTACCCAAAGTACCCATAGCCCTGCTGGCTAATAGATTGTCTATTGGTATTCCTCTATAGGCATATACCCCCACCCCCCTACCCCCGGTGGGTGTTAGGTACTCTTTGTAGGTTTGGGTATTAGCTGGGTATCCCGCCAACGGCTCTGGCGCGGTTTCCTGCAAATTGGTTCCCACGCAAGGATTCGAACCTCGGTTCACGCAGTCAAAGTGCGGTGTCCTACCACTAGACGACGTGGGAATGTTTCACGGGAAACATTATGTAGTAATGTTAAGTTTATGTAAAAATGTTGTTTTTTTATCTTCACCAACTTTTTCAGATAATGGGTGGTCATATGTAACTTTATCAATGCAGTAATTGCCATCAAATAAATCATTTACATAATTCTGGCGATCATGCCAACGCGAGTAATGTGATGGCGGAGTTATTGACACTGTTGGTTTGTGATACACCCAATCTGTAACTTCACGAAATTTGTCAATATGCCCACCAAGGCAAACAGAACCGCCAAACTGCGCAACCGATATTGGCTCCCATAATGGAACTTCAACAATTTCCAAATCCCAGCCAACGCCCCATACTGTAGCCCACCGCTCCGGAATGTGATGCAGTTTCATAAGGCTATCCGCCCGTACAACAGCCGGTGCAGCAATTAACCCGCCAAGGAAAAACCGTCGAGTAAGCATATTACCCTCCATCAAATTTTTGGCATGTCTGGCAAATGCATCCAATGGGTCAACATCACAGGCACGTCATCGCCATAGTAAGTTGCCCATGCATTAGGTCCGATGCTTTTTCCTCCCAATCCAATTAATTCTTCATTCCCCTTCATCCACATAACCATTGATATGTAAATTCCGTTATCTTCTTGCAAAGCACAAGCAAGAATAATCGTGCCATTTTTTGGCGCAGTTTCTATAGGCTGCCAATCAGAATTCATAATACCCCCTTATTCAAGGTAAAATTTTGCGGTCCGTTGCCCCTTTTGCAGAGCATCGTTAGGTTCTCAGCACGGACCAACACTGAGCGAATAATTAACACTAGCACAATAGTCAATGATTTGCTATACTATTTTTGAAAGGGGGCGTTATGCGCAAAAAAAATATCTCCAAGCGTCGGTGGAAAGCCAGATTGCTGCTAGGCCGGTGGATACCCGGCATGGTCATCCACCATTATGGTTTTGACGTTTCCTTTGGCGCGGTAATCGTCAACCATCCCGAAATGGATTTTTACAAGATTGCCCCGCTCCTATGACCAGTGGCCTTCATTCTCTTGCAAAACGCTACGGCCTAGCCGGGGTATACCTCCAGTTGCGCCCCGTATTACGTGCCCTTGAGAAGGAAAACGGCCAACAGGAAGAGAAAAAAGTTGCCGCAATGGAATCTGTGCGGTGGCTAATTGAACAATTAATTAGTGAAAACAATGAGTTGCATGAGCGGCTTAACAAAGCGGATACAGTTGAATGACAACGCTCAGTCTAGATGGCCAGCAAATTGACATTGAGAAAGCTCTGCTTGAGTTAGATCGGGCCGACTGCGAAGAAAGTTTGTATGAATTTCTAAAGCATGCATGGAAATACATTGATGCCTCTCCCTTCACAGAAGGGTGGCCCATTGAAGCTATCGCAGAACATCTGCAAGCCGTCGCGGACGGAGAGATCCGCAGGTTAATTATCAACATCCCGCCACGTATGGGTAAGTCCTCCATCACCTCCTGCGCCTTCCCAGCTTGGGTCTGGGCGCAATCACACATCACACCTACCTCTGGCCCGGGTGTCCAGTTCCTCCATGCCTCATACGCCCAGCAGCTGTCCTTGCGTGACTCGGTAAAGTGCCGCCGCCTCATTGAAAGCCCTTGGTATCGTGAGTTATGGGGCGACCGGTTCAAGCTAACGTCCGATCAAAACACCAAGGGGCGCTTTGACAATGACAAAAATGGTTCGCGTCTCTCTACCTCGGTGGGATCTGCGCTTACCGGGGAGGGTGGTTCGATCATTGTCGTCGATGACCCCAATGCAGCACAGGAAGCCTTCTCAGAAGCTACCATTGCATCAACCATCGAATGGTGGGACTCTGCGCTCTCGACCCGCCTCAACGATCCTAAGACCGGCGCGTTCGTCGTTATCCAGCAGAGGTTGTCCGAAGAAGACCTAACCGGCCACATCCTTTCCAAAGACATGGGTGAATGGACCCACCTGTGTTTGCCGATGAGATACGAGTGGTCCCGCCACTCAACCACCTCCATTGGTTGGGATGATCCCCGAGGCTGTGATGACGATGGTGAACCGCTTGTCGAGGTTAACCGGGTTGGAGACCGAATCCCAGTAGATGTTGAGGCCCAGATTGAATTAGACAAACGCGAAGGAACCCTGCTCTGGCCGGAACGGTTTGGCGAAACTGAAGTAAATATCCTTGAAAGGCAGCTAGGCCCTTGGGCAGCCGCCGGTCAGCTACAGCAGCGTCCTGAACCAAAGGGCGGCGGTATCATCAAACGGGAGTGGTGGCAGACTTGGGAGTCTCCTAACTTCCCCGGTATGGATTTGATTATTGCTACCCTAGATACCGCATACACCACCAAAACAGAAAACGATCCATCAGCCATGACCGTCTGGGGTGTGTTTTCCGACAGCATGACCGTACAGGGGCCTCATCATGCCATATCCCGCAACGGGGAACGAGAGGAATATACCCGTCAATATGCAGAGACCGCGCCAAAAGTAATGTTGATGTATGCCTGGCAAGGTAGATACGAACTACATGACCTCGTCACCAAAGTATCCGAGACGTGCCGTAAGCTAAAAGTAGACACCTTGCTCATCGAAAACAAAGCAGCTGGCTTCTCAGTTGCTCAAGAAATACGTAGAATGTACGGGCATGAGAAGTTTGGGGTGCATATGTTTGACCCCAAAAGCCAAGATAAACTTGCTCGTTTGTATTCTGTACAACATTTGTTTGCTGAAGGCATAGTATATGCCCCTATTAAACAATGGTCAGAAATGGTTATTACGCAAGTTGCGCAATTTCCTAAAGCAAAACATGACGATCTTGTTGATACCGTAAGTATGGCTATGCGCCACTTGCGTGAAACGGGAGCAATTATGCGTAGCGAAGAGTTCCAATCTGACATGACTGACAATTTAACCTTCAAAAGCGGTAGTCAATGGCAGGCGCTCTATCCAATTTGACAAAAGTCTAGTACTATGTGCCCCTTGTATAGGGTGAATCTACATGCATAGAGTGCTTGCGCAGGCCATTGTGGACGAAATTACCTCTGGCGGGGTAGATGCTGATCCGGTTTTCAAGGTTGAGGTATGGGGGCAAGAGCCCCATGACTTTACGCGGACCTATGAAATTGCCGCAAAATCCGATAATATAGCAGCGCAACAGGGCATCCAGCGGTTTACGGATGAAATGGAAGCACTGTCAGCCGAGTAAGGATCAATTTTATGCCCATGACACCCGGCCTTATGTCCAATATCCGGCTTCCTGGCCCGGAAGAGGAAGCTATTCCGGGTGATGATGTCATGATTGAGATCATCGAGGACGGCGAAGACAAGGAAAAGAAGGATGACAACGGTGCGGTGCTTGAGATCGAGCACCCCGATGGCTCCATTACCATTTCCCTTGATGGAAAACCAATCACAAGCAACAGCAAAGAACTGGATCGCACGGATTGGTATCGCAATCTGGTCGATGACATTGCCCAGGGGCAGTTGAGCAGCATCTCCGAAGAGCTTCTTCGCGGCATTCGGGATGACATCCAGAGCCGGAACGACTGGATTGAGGATCGGGCGCAAGGGATCAAGCTCCTTGGTTTGCGAATTGAGATCCCCGGTTTGCAAGGCCCCGGTGATGGCGCTCCTATCGAAGGCATGAGCAAGGTTCGGCATCCTCTTTTGCTTGAGGCAGTGCTGCGGTTTCAAGCCAATGCTCGTTCTGAGTTGCTCCCGACCGATGGTCCTGTTAAAATTCGCGTGGACAACAACAACTCTAACCTTGAAAACGACCAACTGGCCAATGCGCTTGAGAATGATCTCAATCATTACCTGACTGCGACAGCTACTGAGTATTACCCTGATACCGATCGCATGCTTCTCATGCTTGGCTTTGGCGGGACAAGCTTCAAGAAGGTATATTTCTGCCCCTTGCGCAATCGCCCGGTCTCTGAAAGCGTTGATGCCAACGATTTGATTGTTAACAACGCTGCTACTGACTTGCGTAATGCAAAACGCATTACACACCGCTCATATATGCGCCCCAGCACCGTCAAGCGGCTTCAAATTTTGGGTGTGTATGCCGATATGGACCTGTCAACGCCAAAAGCGCCTGACTTTGACAGTGTTCAGCTTGAAAAAAACGCCCAGCAAGGCATCAGCCCCGAGTCAATGAACCCCGATGACCGTGATCGTGAGATCTATGAGGTCTATTGCGAGTTGGATCTGCCCGGGTTTGAACATGAATACAAAGGCAAGCCGTCTGGCTTGGAAATCCCATACATTGTCACGATTGATGTATCATCGAGGCAAGTTTTGTCGGTGGTGCGCAACTATGCAGAAGATGATGAAGAACTACCCACTGCTCGTAGGCGTTTTGTCAAGTATACTTTTGTTCCCGGTATGGGTTTTTATGATATTGGGCTTCTTCATATTCTTGGTAATACAACTAACGCTATCACAGCTGCGTGGCGTGAACTACTTGACGCTGGGATGTATAATAATTTTCCTGGCTTTCTCATGGCCGATACTGGTGCTCGTCAAAACACTAATATTTTCCGTGTTCCTCCGGGCGGTGGCGCTCTGGTAAAAACCAATGGCATGCCCATCAACCAAGCTATCATGCCGCTCCCGTACAAAGAGCCGTCCGGCGCGTTGATGAATCTTGTGACGCAGATGTCCGAAACCGGCATGCGCGTTGGCGGGACTTCTGAAGTTATGGTTACCGAAGGCAAGCCTGATGCGCCTGTCGGAACCACACTGGCCATGATTGAACAGGCCCAGAAGGTTTTGAACTCTGTTCATAAACGGATGCATGCCGCCCAGTCGGAAGAGTTTGAGCTTCTGATGGAATGCTTCAAGGAGCACCCAGATAGCTTCTGGCAAAAGCGCCGGAGGCATGCGTATCCTTGGGATGAAAAGACATTCCTTGATGCTCTTGAAAGCTACTACTTCGTTCCGCAGGCTGATCCAAATACCTCAAGCCAAACA